CGCAACAACCACACTTGCCGCCCTGCTTCAGAAGCTTTTCGGCGTAATCCTGTGCCGTTATTCCGTACTTTGTTGGAAGATTGTACTTCCTCACGCTAATGCGAGAGCATTCACGGCAAGAATAATGCAAGCCGCTTTTTTGCTGCCTATTCTTGTTAAATTCAGACGGACTCTTCCAAGTATTGCAGGCGCTACACTTGTATTCACCGTTACCATTTGGGGCCTTCTTTAATTGCACCGCCAAGCCCTCAAACTCTTGTTGATCCGGCTGTTAGGATCCTTCGCCGTCTTGGCGCTTGTCAGCTTCTTCTTCATACCCTTCATCCGCCGACAGAATGAATCACGGCGCGGCCCACCTTCCGGCTGCGGACGCTTGAGCCCGGGCTTTCCGGGGTTTGCACGATTATAGGAAGCCCGTCCCTTGGCGTTTAAACCACCAGCGGGGTTTTTTCCTTCAGATCTTTGCCAAGCAGGGGACTTAGCCATTCTCGTTCTTCACCAACAATATAATGAACATGGACGAGCAGGCGTTATTTTCGGAAGACCCGAATGCCTGCGCCTCAAGGGTTGTCTTCTCGGGGACAACAATTGGATACTCGAATACGTAGTCGGCAGTGCCATTGTTTAGCGTAACAATAGCAGCCGTAAGGCGAATATCATTTGTGCCCCGGGTCATCAGGCGACCCGTAACGGAGTTTGTTCCGCCGGATTGTCCGGCAGAAAAAAGCCCCTGAGACACATAAGCTGTATATCCAGCGGGAACCGTGTAGCTCCCAGTGACGCGCTTGTTGTAGTCGTAGGCAATAATGTCGTAGATGGTGGCGGGAACGCCAGCAGTAACAACGCCAGTTCCAATGTAGATGTTTCCGGCTGCTGAATTGCCAGAACCGGCAGACGCCACATAGGCTTCATTTATGTGCAAATACGAATTTGCCGTTAGGACAGCGGTCTGCCCGCTGAGCGTAACGGTCTCAGAAATCTCGTCGTGATTCGCATCAAGGCCAGAAATGTAAACGGTGCGAGCGCCAGTACCGGCTGCCGTGTCGTTTGCATTTGCCGAGCTTACCTTCATCTGCAATGCTGCCGACGGGAACGGTAAAATACCGCCACCCGGCCAGACTGTTTCAATCGACTGGTCGACATCGGGGTTATAGCCGAAGACTGTCAAAGACCTGTGCCAAGCAACCTGTCCACGGGCAACCTGAAGCGCGAAAGGCTCAGTCCTGCCGTATCTGGATATTGATGCGATTTCAGACATCGCACTAACCATAAAAAACTGTAGCGGAAACTACATTTGTCAACGTGGCGTATACGTTCGTTGAGCAGAGAATCCCGTCTCCCGGGATAACAACATTGCCATATGCGTTAGCCGCCGTGGCAATCGTGAGAATAGTTGTGCCGCCGGAGCCACCGTCCTTAATGACGATGGACCCCGCGCTCGTGTTGGCCGAGTAGTGAATGCCCTTTACGCGGGCCGGGCCACCAACAACCGTATTGCTGGATGTGGCTACATTCGACTTAACGTCGCCGTTATAAAGCGCCATGCCTTCCTCCTGTTATGATTGACGGGGCCGAAGCCCCGCCTATTACGAGGACGAGATAGCGCCCGCCGTGTCAACGCGGAGCCAAGCCGTGCCGTTGGAGAAGGCGATGATCGGGGAACCGTTCTTGCCGTTGCTGACATAGATCATGCCGCCCGTGCTGAGCGTCGCATCGGGGACTGTCGCCACTGTGAATGTGTCGGAGACCTTTACGGGGCCTGAAAAGGTTGTGTTAGCCATTGTAATATCCTTGCAGGATGTGGTTCCGCAGTCTCTGCAAGCGTCTGCCGGGACAGTCTGTCGGAACCGGGTTGCCCGGTATTGCATCAAGTGGAAATCCGTGCTAATGTTCACTATATGAAACGGAGAACCATATGACAGAGCTAGAGAAAGCTTGGCTTGCGGGATTAATAGACGGGGAAGGTTGCATTGGGTTGCAGTGCAAGACAACGCACAACAAAAAATACTACCTTATCAGAATTCAAATCACACAAACCAACCCCGATGTCCTTAGGCACGTAGCCAAAATAACCGGAGTAAACAGGCTGTGCCGATCAAAACGTCTTGGACTCAAACAAGCAGATGCTTGGCGTTGGGATTCAGACATGGGTGACTCGGAACAAGTCCTTATTGACATTCTACCATACCTTGTCCGCAAGAGAGAAGTCGCAGAATTGGCGATAGAATTCATTGAGTTCTGGAAGCAAAATCGGCCCCCAAAGAAGCCTCGCGGCAAACCTCAGGAGCCGATTGATTACTCGCGTTTTGAGGAGTACAAAAATAAATTCCACAAATTAAACGCAAGAGGTAAAGAGGGGCCGTAGCCCCTCTTTTTTGTTATGCGCCGGGGCTTCCCCAGATACCAAGGGGGTCCGACACGCCGTACGAATACCTCTCTCGGGCCTTGTACCTGACGTTGCCCGTGTCGAAGTCGCCATCCATAGATGTGGACATCGGGGTACGAACGAAGTGCTTCATGCCGTTCGGAACGTCCGTGATCAGGTAGTACGAGTCGGTGTCGGTCAGGTAGTGGTTGACCGAGTAACCCTCCGGAATCGTACCATTGGTCTTGATCGCGTTGATGTCGTTGTCGGCAGTCGCTGTGCGGAGTTCTGTCTCCAGCAGGCGGGTAGCCACGAACATCAGGTTCGGCGGAACAATCAGCTTACGCGGACGGGCCGCGATGAGCAGACCACGCTCGTCCTTCCAACCGGCAATCTGAATAACCGCGGCCTCAAGCGAGGTCTCGTTCAGATCGGCAGGTGTCGACTGCGTGTTGCTGTTTGTGCCACCGGACACCAGCGGGTGAGCGGTGTTGAACAGCGTGACGCCGTCGCCGGAAGTGAACGCGCCACCAGAGAAGCCGTTGTTAAGCGGGTATGCCGCCTTAACCTGCTTCGTGTAGGCCATCGAGCGAGCGAGGGCCTTGGTGTAACGCGAGGACAGCGAATCGTACAGGTTGTCTTCCATCGCCTCTTCGGTGAGGGCGAAACCCATAGCGATTGTCTCGTGGTTGTAACGAGCCGTCCAGACTTCCTGAGCGTTGTCGTAGCTGATGGCAGAACCTTCGGCCTTGACCGGGGCTGTGCCGAAGCCAGACAGCTTCAGTTCTTCTTCGAACGAACGCTCCGAGGTCTCGGTCTCGTAGATCGCCTGATCTTCGTTCTCGTACTTCTTGTATTCGAGACCGAAGAGGGCGTTGAGGCCCGGGAGCAGTTCCTTTAAGAGTTGTGCGCGTGAAATAGCCATTGTCTAATTCTCCTATTACACGCCAGTCGGGTTCATGTACGCATGACCATAGGTCATTGTCACCGAGGCATTCGAGGCGTTGCTCGAAACGGCGGCGGGCATGTTCCACTTCACGAGGATGTCGGTGAAAGCATCGCCAACAGCCGACTCGGGGCCGTCAACGAAACCGACGATACGCAGCGGCAGAGTCGCGGTCGTGTTGATCGACGCAACGTCGGCAGATGTCTCGGAGTTGCCAGTGGCCGTGTCACCAGAGAAGGTGCTGAAGCCAATGTTGGCACCAAGATCAGCCTGAGTCACGGCGTCATCCGCCTGAACCTGCATGACCACATCGGGGTCGTCAACAACGTAGGCGTATGCGTCGGTGGCGACTGTGCCTGTGGGCCAGTACTGCTTGAAGATCTTGTACTTCAAATTCGGGTCTGTGTACGTGCAACCCACGAAAACGCCGACAACGCCGGTAGCCGCCACATTCGATGTGCCGGTATCAGCGATGACAACGCCCGAGGAGTTGATGGACACAGGCTGACCGTAGAAGATGTTGGCCGCATACGCATTGTTGATCTTGATCAGACGGGTCGAACCAGCATAGGGCTGACCGCCGATAAGATTAACAGGGCGCAGGCCATACGGGGCTGCTGTAGAAGCCATGTTATTTTACCTCATTTGAGGCGGAGGTTATCCCCGCCCCTTGCCAAAAGTTACCCGCGTAGTGATCTCCGGTTTCATCAGAGGCATACGCGGATCGTTTTCACGCATGAAGTTGTTTTCGACGGAACGCATCTGGTTCTGAGCAGATTCGCGGTAGTATGCGTCTCGCTCGGACATTGATTCCTCCGGGGCCTTGCAAAGCAAAAGCCCGCCAACTTCAATGTTGTCCTTAAAGTCCGACTTGCGATCTCTAAGAACAGTAATCTCGGGATGATCCTCTGCCTTGACAGGCTCCCAACCCTGACGGAACTTCGACGACACATTCGTGTTGTCTTGGTTGTTCAGTGTGGACGTGCGGATCCAGCGGTAACGCCA